AAATGTAATGTTTGGTATGATGGTGATACAATATCATATAATTATAATGCTATGCATGGCGATACTTCTATTGAGTCTAAACCTTTTACTCATGTTGCTAATACACTCAGAAGTGATCTAGCAGCTGTTGCTGGTTGGTGTGGTAGTGAAGTATGGCTTATTGATCCTGGTATGAAGCAATTTGGTAAGCAATATAGTAACCCAATACCTATTTATTCCCATATAGGTATGACTTCAGCCCAATCCGTTGGTATTCTTATGACTAGACAAGAGTTTAGTAGAGTTGATGCTACTTTATTGAGTAAGTCTAAACATACATCTGTAGACGTTATTAAGAGATCTGAAGAGAATAAAGTTATATTTATGTCGAAATTGCGTGAGTACCTTAAAGATGTTGTGCCTCATGATGCCAATACGGATGTGATTGTTGGCGAAATTTTAGATATTGCTAATGGAATTCATGACGTTGATGAGATAACTGAAGTCCCTAAACATGCTAATGTTTTGGAGCGTGTTGAGGCTCCTAGGATTAATTTGTCGTCATCTATAAAGCGTTCTATATTATATAATGACTTGTCATCTCTTTATGAAGAAGTTGGTTTTAGTAAAACGCGTAAACCTATTCAAACATTTAAACATTTCGATGATGCTGGTCGCTTTGTTAATCCTTTAGCAAATGGTTTGGGTAAATATGGTACTAATCCTCAAGAGATACCACTAACACAGACTGAATTTATAATTAATAATACTGTTAGGCATATATATACCATTTCTAAACCACCAACATCTACAACTCACTTAACATTTGAGGAATTCATGCTTGGTATGGATGGTGTGCGGAAAAAACCTAAAGATAGCACATCCGCTGGTTATACATTTACTATGTTGAAGAATATTCTTGGTCTCACTGGTAAAGGTAGGACTTGGATTTGGTCTAATGAGATAGGTATTGATTTTGATAGCCCATTTGTTAAAGCTCTCAAGGCTACTGTTGATGCTAATGAACAAGTTATTAAGAGTGGTCAACGTTTAATGAATATTAATGTAGATCATATGAAAGATGAATTGCGAACATTTGATAAATGTGAGGATGGCAAAGCTAGGATTTATTGTGCCCAGGAGTTGGTTTACCTTATATTGACAGGCATGTATTTCTACCCCTTTGTTAATTGGATGGTTGAGAATAGAATTGTTAATGGTAGTCTTATGGGTGTTAATCCTTTTGGTGATGAATGGAGACAGTTTTACACCAAATTAATTAGCAAGAATGATAAAGGTATATTTGGAGATTATGGATCTTATGATAAGACTTTGTTTGTTACGTGGCAGAGAGCCACTCAAAAGCTTTATAAAATTTTCATTGGCGATAATCATCCAGACCTTATGGCTATGGATATGTTATTTGAAGATATGATTAATTCTTACCATGCTATTAATGTGGATGGTCAGGGTTATCTATATAAGTGGTCTTGGGGTAATACTAGTGGTAATTTTTTAACCACTATAATTAACACTGTTGCCAATTATTGTCTTATTGTCTTTGCTTGTGTTAGTGTTGAGGTTGGTGGCTTATGTTCTCTTTATAATACTCCATTAGTTAGACTAGGACCAATTGTAAAATCATTGCTTCGAGATTTAGCTTTTGGTGGATATGGTGATGATAACGCTTTTACAGTTACGCCCGATCATGATTTGATTAATTTT